AGGAAGATGAGCTTGCGACTTCAGACTATTGGCCTGCCTAACCCACTAATAAAGCCCTTCTTGCAAAAGGTCTCTTTGTGGGTGCGCTGTAGTGGTTTAGATTGGACAGTCTCCAAATTAAAGGGTTTGAAGACAGATCTAATCCGCTTGCGCTCCGGCCTTCAACCTGCCACTTGGATTCGAAAGAATCGACGTGGTCAGTTTGCAGGCCCAGTAGGCTCAATCATCCGTTGGTCATTGCGCACGGATAAGAACTTCCGGCGGGGTATTCAGGTTTTTAACCTGTACACCTACTGGGTTAGACGTGAACTTTCTTCCTCGCAAAAGGAGAAGTTCATGAGTGGCCTAAATGCACCTAGTGTGGATTTAGGTTCACTTCCATCTGACCTTTTTCAGTTCACCCGTGAGAAGCTTTGGTCTTCGAAGGGAAGATTCAAAGCCCCTACTCCTTTGGTTGTATATAAAGGTAGGCAGTCTGTAAAGGCTCCTATCTTTAATGCTCTAAGGAGTAAGTGCCAAGATTCAGATATTTTGGATGAACTCCAAATGTTCTGGCCTTGGTCTCAAGGTACTGACCTGCGCCGTTCGTTCCCGGAAATCTTTGAACCACTCTTGAAGGGGATCAAGGTAGCTCCTGTAGGTCCTAGACCACAGTATCTACCAGAGAAACCTATCAAGGTGGGTAAGATTGCCTTCATTCAAGAGCCCGGTTATAAGCTACGTTACGTAGCATCCCCATATCGGGTGTTCCAAGAAGCTTTGCGGCCTCTTGGAGATTACCTATATGGTGTAGCCCGGTCCCTTGATTGGGATTGCACGCATGATCAAACGAAAGCCTTTAAACCAGTGCAGGAAGCCCTTGCAAGGGGCTGTACTGTGCACTCGGTGGATCTGACATCTGCTACCGACATGTTCCCTTTAGAACTGCAGGTAGCCGTTGTTCGCGCCCTGGTTGGCCCTAAGAACCTGGATTATGTCGACCTTTGGAAGACACTATCCCGTGGTTTATGGGACTCCCAGTTTGGAGAGCTGCAATGGAAGAAGGGACA